CTGCGTCTGACCTGCCACGTTCGCCGCGCTCACCTGGAAGTTGGCGAGCGCTGCGTTCCAGCCATTCAACGGGCTGGAGATGGCCGCGTCATACTGGGCGAACCCTGACTGCAATGCCTCCAGGCGCTTGGGCAGGTATTCCTGCTCCAGGTCGATCTGCGCCTGCAGCTCCTGTCGCTGCTTCTCCGTCGTGGCGTTGGCCAGCTCGGTACGCAGTTGCAGGATGCGGTCGTTGGTCTGCTGCTCCAACTGCACGCGCTGCTGCATGCGCTGGGTCTGCTGGTCGCCCATACCCACGCCGGCGGCCGCGATGCTGTACTCGCTGCGCTGACCCGCCAACTGCCGCTCCAACTGCGCCCGGTACTGCTCGGCCTGAGTAAGGCCTTGGGCGCCCTTGATGGCGGCTGCATAGTTCAGAGATGCCTGAGCCAGCGCCTTGCCGTATTCCTCCTGGCTGATCTTACCCTTGCTTAATGCCAGGTCGAGCTGGGTTTGCTCTTTGGTAAGCGCGCGAGCGGCCTGGGCGGCTGGGTCGTACTGGTTGTACAGGCGGGCGAATGTGGTTTCTGCCTCCGACACGCCTTTGTTGACGTTCTTCGGCGCGCTCTTCTTCGCCTCGCGGGTTTTGATATCCGCGATTTCCTGCTCGATGTTCTTGCGCGACTGGGCGTACTTCGCTTCCTCGGCGGCGGTGAACACGCCGGCTGCCACGGCCTTTGCTCGAGCCTTGTCGAGATCCGTGAGCTCTTTGTTCAGGCGCTGCGTCTGTGTGAGCGCACTCTTGTAGCTGGAGTCCAGGTCTTGTAGGCCTTTCCGGCCTTCTTCCTGAATTCTCCGGCGATTCTCCTCCTCCTCGAGGGTCTTCTGGTTGACGCTGAGTATCTCTTTGCGCTTGCTGAGCTCCTGCTCAATCTCTGCGATGCGAGATTTAGTCGTATCGTCTTCGTAGCCGGTATTCAGCAGGCTGCTTCGATATGCGAGCTCTTGCTGCAAACGGGTAATTGCAGATTGCTCGCTCTCCGCGCTCCGACGCCCTATGCTCGCAAATGCGTCAAAAACTTCGTTGGTAGCGTCCTTGATGTTGAGCCATCCGCGCTCGATCGTGCCGAGGTTTTCGCGAATCTTGGAGGTTCTCTGCCCCATGGCTTCGGCATAGGTACGCTCCGCCAGGTCGGCTGCAGCGACCGCGTTACCTTGGTCCGTAAGGGCCTTGATCTGGGCGTATACCGATGCGGTCAGGAACCGATACTTCTCGTCAAGCTCCACGATTCCGGCAACTGGGTCTTTCCCCAGCTTAACGAACTCGGCAACGGTGTCCTGAATTGCCTTGCCGGTTACACGCTGCATCTCGACAGCAGTTGTGGTGATCAGCTTCAGGTTGCCGCTGGTGTTCACCCCTGCAGAGGTGAGTTGCGCCAGGGCGCCCGCCGCCTGCCCGAATGTCCCAGTCACTTGGTCGGCGGATTCCGCCAGGGCGATCAACTGCGCCTCTGATGCCCTTGAGTAATTCCCGGTAAGGATTAGGCTGTTGCGCAGCGCGTCGGTCTGCTCGGAACCTTTGTAGTAGGACAAGGCCAGTGCGCCGGCGGCGGCGGCAGCAACTGTGAATGGGTTGACCAGACCAAGGATGTATCCACCCAGGGCCTGCGCCGCCGGGCCGATTCCGCCGAACATATCTTTCAGCTGTCCGCCCTGCTGAAGAAGAACGGTCAGCGGGGCCTGGCCGCCCTGGAGACTGACTGCGATATCAGTGAACTGAGCAGGAACGCCGCGCAGCGCGGCCTGGTATGCCTTAGCCGACATTCCGGCACTGTTCATAGCGGTGGACGTTTTTCCTAGCTCGTCCCGAGCATCCTTGAGTCGTCCGCTGTACTCTTCGAATGTTTCTGTGTCGACTAGCCCATCCTTTCTGAACTTGCCTAGCTTCTCCTGCATCGCATCCAAGCGATCGAGCGCGGCAACAGTCGGGTTTATCTGCCCGATCAGGCGGCTCAGTTCCTGTCGCTGCTGATCGAGCGAAGTGTCTGCCTCCTTAGTGCTCCTGGCAACCGACTCCATGCCTGCATCGGCCTGGCGTGCACCACTGGCGACCTGTTCAAGAGCAGCGGCTACCCGAATTAGCTGGGCGTTAACCTGGCTCTGCGTGGACGAGAACACGCTGAATCCGTTGGACAGTTGGCCGACCTGTGCACTCATCTGCGCGAGATGCGTGTTTGACTGAGCGAGGCCCGCATCAAGCCTGGTAACACCAGACCCTACTGCCAGCATTGCGCTTTCCAAGGAATCCGATTTCGATACCAGGGTCGACATCTGACGATCTGTAGACGACGTCGACTTATCAATTCTGTCCAGGGCGCTGACGGCGGCTGATGCCATCTTCCCCATGCTTGAACCAAGCCGAACCGTAACCTGAGTGAGGTTCTCGGCGGATACCGCGGCACCATCCCCGCTTTGCTCTACCTTGTTCAGCGAGTCGCTCAGGTCATCTGCGTTCTTTTTGGCTGGGCGCGAGTCAATCGTGATAGCAAGCCGTGATTCCTGCGCCATACCTATCTCCGGGCGTAAAAAAACCCGCCGGAGCGGGTTCTGTTATTTAATTGGCTCTATTAGGTTTCTGTAACACTCTGCGTAGGCTGCGTTTCGGAATTCCAGAATGACCTTCTTCTTTCCTGCGGAGCTGACAGCTACAGGCGCCGTGTAAGCCTTCGCGACCATCGCGTCCGAGAATTTGCTTTGATCCCCAACGGATGACATGGCGTCCTCGAGTAGATCACCATCCTGCCGGGCCTCCATGGCCTTTCCAGCCATGGCAGAAATTTTCTTGCATGTCTCCTCGCCGCTCGCGGCTAAAGCTTGCCCAGATATACATGCAAGGGCGGCGATCATTAGTAGTCGATTCATGGCTTCCTCCGTAAAGATGGCCAGAATCTAACACACCGTCGCCGGCTTCAGCGCTTCCGCGGGTTGGTCTTGCGCTCGGTATCTGCCTGGGCTTTCTCGTTCTCTTCATCCCAGTTTTTCCGAAACTGGTCGTCGAGAGCAAAGATGGAGCAGTCAAGCTCTTCGCGGCATATCGCCGATGGGTATCGGTCGAGGTAATCGGTGATGGCCGATGGCGAGATGGGCGCTGGAGCGCCAACCATGCCGACGTACTGGCGCGATCGGCTGATGTGGGCATACGCCTCAAGGATCTCAGCGACGACACCGTCGATATCTGGTGGCTCCTGAGCCTTCAGCCCGAGGCGCTCGTGCTTCCAGCGCTTCTTCTCGTTCTGCGGCCCGGCCCACTCCCTACCCCAGAGATATGCCGCTACTGCTTTTCCGCAGTGGCTGCGGCCTGCTCCTCGACGCGTCGAGCGATGTCGGTGCCAGTGCGGAGCGCCAGGAAATAGACGCTGTTCATCTGCTTGATCAGCTGCGCGCACAGCTCAGGGCTATAGGGGGCAGGCTCGCCTGGCCGCTCCTCCACATCCACACCTCTCCAGTCCTTGATCAGGTGCTTTGCTGCGAGCTCGATGAATAGGTCGTCATCGGTCTCCAGTTCGACATCAGGGATGTTGCTCAGGCTGAACTCGGTGGTGCCGATACGGGCCTGCTGGTTGATCAGGGCCAGGTGGCGATTGATCAGCGCCTGGTGCGACTTGTAAATCGGGCTGGCGATCGAACCAACGAGGATTTCGGCGCCCGGTGCGAACTCAACCCAGCGCGTGCCGTTGATGTCCAGCTCGGGTTTTTTGGCAATGGTAAAGGCCATGGTATTCCTCTGCGGTAAAAGGCCCGACGCGCACCGCAGGGCGCGCCAGGCAAAGGGTTAAGCGGTTACGGTGACAGCGCAGGTGTCGGTCTTGGTGACGTCAGCAGCGCTGGTCGCGGTGATGGTGGCGGTTCCGACTGTCAGGCCTTTGACCAGGCCGGTCTCGCTCACACTGGCGATGGCCGGGGCAGAACTGGTCCAGGTGACTTGCTGGCTAGCACCGGCAGGGGTGACCACCACTTCCAGGTCGCGAGTTGCGCCAACGGCCAGGCTCACGGTGGCCGGAGTGACATCAACCGCGGCCACAACGACCGGCGCCGGCAGGCGGGTAATGGTCGGGGGTACGCGGCGGGCGGTGTAGTTCAGCTCAACCTGGATGATGTCGGTCGAGCCGCCGTCAGGCCAATCGCCGGTCACTTCCATCTCGGGGATCAGGAAGTTGTACCCGCCGTCGGCGTTGCCGATGGTGAATTCCAGGCTGATCGCGTCGTTACCCTTCTGGGTCTTCCACAGTTCGTAGGCCATCTTCGACCAGCTGATGGTGATCGAGCCGGACGGGGTGAACGTGGTGGCGATGATGTTGCCCGGGTACGGGTTGCCGTTGCCGATGCAGCGCTGGGTCTGCACGGCGTTGTCGAACTGCAGGTTGAAGCTGTCGACGCAGGCGTTGTCTTCGCCCACCTGCACACCGTTGATCTTCAGGCCGCTGATGTCCTTGAAGCTGAAGCGGCGCTGGCTGGCCTCGGACTGGGCGTTGACGATGAACGACGTGTTGTCGCCCTTGTCATCCCAGGCCCGCGCGGCCATGGTCGTGGTGACCGTGACCTCGTTGTCGCCTGGGAAATCGAAGTTCATGGTGGCGACTTGCACGCCACGGGCGATGGCCGACACACCGATATCGGTCGCGTAGGACGCTACAGAGAAGGTGATGCGGTCGTCGCCCATGGTCAGGACGTTCGCCGCCCAGGCCTTGCCGAAGCACGAAGCCAGGAACTCGTCCAACGCGCCAAAGCGCCACTTGGTTTCGATGTCGCCGCCAACGTCCACGGTGGTCTGGGCGGTGCCCTGCGACATGCGGGTGAAGCCGATTTCGTTGTTCTCTTCCGAGTTGAAGGTCGGCATCAGGCCGTTGCTGATACGGGTCAGCACGTTCCAGTTACCTGCCGGCGTGACGCCGGGTGTTGCTTCTTTGATCCAGGCAAGCTGGACCTTAGCGCCCGAACTCATCGGTGCCTCCTTAGATCGTAGTGATCCGGGGAGGCGTGGCGATCAGAGGGGCCTTTCGGCGTGTCTGGTCAGCGTGCCCGGTGGTTCAGGTTATTCAGATACTCAGTTCGACCTCGACCGAAGCCAGGAACTGGTGGCTCGCACCGCTCAAGGGCTTGTGGTCCAGGTAATTGAGGCTCACGTGCTCTACGTCGATACCGGTCTTTTCGTTGAAGGCCTTGATCGCGACACGGATCTGTTCGGCCAGCGCGCGACGCTCTTCGCGCACCTGGTCAATGGTCATGCTTTCACTCATCGCCCTTCTCCTTCGTCGAAAGCCATCGCTCCCACGCGGCAAGCGCAGCCTTGGCTGCGCGGATCAAACTGCGGTGCAGCTCCACGGTTGTCTTGGACATGCTTGCCTCTCAGTAGGCTCGGTATGGAACCCGGACGTTTACCTGGTACCAGTTGTTGCCATCGTCGCCGACGGCCTGCGGGGAAGCCTCGAAGAAGTCGAAAGGACCCTCGGGTGCGCTGTAGTACTGGAACTGGGTGACCAGCGTGTCGACTGCCCGGGTGATGGCCAGCGTGCCGCTGTAGCTCGGCACAAATAGCTGGATGATGACGATCCCGGTCTGGCGCACGCAGGGGCCTATTCCGACTTCTGGCGTGCTGCTCAGGCCTGGCACATCGGCCAAGCGCGCCCAGATGCTGCGCCCCGCAGGATCAAATGGCTTCGGTGGGTTTGGGTAATCCACTGCGTCCGGAGGGATCCCGGTCCATTGAGCCATGCGTCCGATGAC